TGTACGTCGATGCCGTCGATCCGTTGTCGCACACGTTCGCGGCGCTGGTTGCGGTGGTCGTGCCCAGACGCTTTGGTAATTCGGCCATGTCATCCTCCTATCAGCATGAAGGCGCGGCTGTAACCACCGCCCCCAATTGGCGTTTCAGTGCCCGATGCGCCGGAGCGAACGTACAGCGACCCATCCGTCTTGGCATACACGACAGTCAATCCTGCACCTGGGGCGCTTGGAGTAGCAATCTGCGTGAGGGTTACCGACCCGGTCGTGGAAAGTGCCGCCTCGAAGGCGATGGTTCCTGATCGGCCGGCAAGCTCATTGCAGATATCCACAAGTGCTTCCCAGGTTTTCGTCGAGGTTGCCCCGGACGTTGCCTTGAGTGCGTAGATCACTTCGCCTTCAGCAGGCTTGGTCAGTGTCTGGGTAACCATCCGATACTCCTAGGCGACCTGTATTCGCCAGTTGACGGTCAGGGTCATGCTGCTCGTCTTCGTGATTGCAATCAATGCCCGCGCAAACAAGCTGCCAGTATTCGCAGTCGCAGTTGCTCCGGCAAAGATGCCGATCTCGCTGAATGTCCCATTCGCCTGACTCGTCACATAGGTCGTGTCAAACGATGCGATATAGGTACTGTACAACGTCTTCGCTGCGATTGCCTTCCAGGTTGCCGTGGATGGCGTCACGAGTGCGGTCTGCGTCACGGCCACTGCCGTCATGCCGGTACCCAATTCGAGGTAATTCGGATATGCCGTCGTCGAACCGATCAACCCATTCGTGATCGCAGCACGACCGGCATTCACGATGAGGTTCCGGTACTCCGATACCTCTTCACGCCCATCCTGATGTGTGAGCGTGAGGGTAATCGCACCGGTCAACGACAAGGACTCATTCATCACTGTGGTTCTAATTTTATCTGTGCCGGGTGCGTGATGCGGATTTCCAATCGTCCAGGCTTGCCCGTCAACGCAGGATGCCCCCAACGAAAGCCGTTCAGCATCGCACTGCCTGCCTCAGTCCGCAAGGCAATCTGCAAAAGTAGGTCAAGGATCTCGATGGGAAGCGTCACCTGTTCCGGGTCGATGTTGCTCATGCTTCCAAAGCCTCCACCCGCTGCGCCAGTTCTTGACTTGCCACTATGATACTCCAATTAATTATAGATTGTTATGCGCCCATTAAACAGAATGTGTGAGCATAAGTCAATGTGCTTTCTGTAGCTGTACCATTGGCTGCTGCGGTGATTCTTCCCTTCGCATCAACCGTAATGTTTGCAGCAGTGTAAGACCCAGCAACCACAGCAGTGTTGGCAAGAGTAACAGAGATACTGGTTGTGCCTGATCCAGTTGCATCATTAGATAGAGTGATCGATTGGTTAGCACTGATCTTTCCATTGAATGTAGTCCAGTCCGCAGAACTCAATGCGCCCCGGTTTGAGGCAGAGGCAGTAGGAATGTTCAATGTAATGACCGGGGTACTTGTCGAGGATACAACCGTCGAACTCACATCCGTTCCAGTTGTCGTGAATGACAGTGCAGCAACACTGGTTACGGTGCCACCGCCGCCGCTTGATCCATTTGCAGCGGCTGTGATTCTTCCCTGGGCATCAACAGTGATATTGGTGTTGGTGTAACTTGCGGCAGTAACCGCAGTGCTTGCCAACATGGAAGCCGACACTGTTCCGGTGTCTCCTGTGGTAATCAGCGTTCCAGTAATATCTGGCAGAGTAAGCGTTCTGCTGGCGGTCAATGTGCCCGAAATAAGTGTCGTGCTGAAGCCTGATGTTCCTCCAGCACGACCAGCAATAATGACAGCATCTTGCGTGCTTGCAGGGCGTGCGGTAATTGACCCATAGACTTCCAGAGGCGTTCCTGCGCTAGTAGTCCCAATGCCGACGTTGCCGCTGACGTACCAATTACCCGTTTTGGTCGCTCCATCCGTTCCGCCGACGATGTCGAAATTCGCCTTCGTTTCGTTGTGATCGGCAGCAGTGACGTAACTGACGGAATCGGTGACGGTGCGTAATACTGTCCAGGCCATGTCATTCTCCGTATTTGAACGCGCCGTACAACCCGGCCCCGTAAGGCGTCGTCCCGGATTGTGCAAAAGTAGCTATTCCAAAGCGCGCTGTGCCGAATCGTGATGGATTGGTTATCGGGTTTGTCAGTGTCGCGCTCTGGTTATTGTCAAGTACTTGCTGCACTTCGAGGAACCCAGCATAGGTCAGAAGTGGCCGGCCGTTCTGGTTCGTTCCTACCGGGCGTTGTCCGTCAAGGATGCGGGCAAGGATGCGTGCAACTTCATTGGGCACTGGTCAGACCTCCCCGTACACGTCGGACGACAAGCGCACATCGTAGGCCATCGTCTCGGCGTTGAGGATGCTCTTTGTCACTTCCATCACCCACATTTTACGCCCTAGCGTGCCGTCCGTTTGCGTGTAGAATGCGCCCCCCATCCGCTTGGTACTCAGGATCGTCAGGTACTGCCCCGATCTCCACCCGGTCGAGCCGATGAAGCGGCACGTTGCCCCGTACTTGCGGTTGCGCACAAGCATGATCAGGTCCCCACGCGCGTTCACCGCATCGGTCGAGACGTTCATCAAATCGCCGGCGTCGATCACCTCCTCGTAGATGCCCGTGGAAGTGAACGCACCGTAACTCTCCCGCGCCTTGATGTCCGCGATTGATGCGTAATCCTGCCGGGTGTAGACCGCGTCCGCTGCCGTCAACGGTTGGTAGACGGCCTCGATCTTCGAATCTGCAACGGGGAAACTTGGCGCAGCAGGATTGAACCGTATGCCCCAGTTAGGTAGACAGACGTAGACCGTATCAGTGGTGCTGCCGTCTCCGGGGTTGCCTTCACCCTCAAACGAAAGTGGCAGTTCGCCAGCACCTGGGGTTCGACGGTAGATGGTTGTCGGGCCACCCGGTGGCGTGACTTGTACGAAGATAGAATCCAGATCGGGCACTTCATACCCAAGGCCAAAGAATGTGGTGTCTGCGTCAGCATTCTGCGTAAATGGATCCGTATGGCTTTGCGGCTGGACATTGCCGCTCCCATCAACGAACGTACCCTTCGTCTTCGCGCCCTTGATATAGACGGTGTTCACGACCTGATCGGCAATATCCTCAAGCACGAGATTCCCGGCAGTTGTTGCCGTGACATCGGTTTCGCAATCGATGGTTGCGATCGGTGCTACCAGCGTGTCCGCGTCCGTGAACTGCACGACCTTGTCGTAGTCCACATCCCACCGGTACCCAATGAGCTTCGCGATCGAGTCGATCGCCTGTGAAGCCGACATGTAGTCGAGTTTCATGACTGGGAGCGTCGGCAACGCCAATCCGAGTGAGGTTGTCGAGGATATCCCCGCCTTGCTCCATACAAGCGATCCGCCAGCCGAGGATTCCCTCGCGTTCACCTGATCGACAATGAGGGCTACTTGCTCATTCGCCGGCAACTGCGCGATCTCCATCGTCAGCATCCACCGGTCGAAGTACCGGGTGTAATCCCCCGCCTGAACCTCGTATTCGTATAGGTTCGCATTGATGAACCGCTCACGCACGCGCTGGATGATGCCGGCAAACTCGCGCACCCCTCCGCGCGTGAACACGATCTCCTGCCCCGACAACGGCACCGCCACTACCGGGGATGCCCCCGAGTACGGCACGCGGATGATCAGGCCGGACATCGTATCCGTCCTGTCCTTGATCGAGTCCGTGGGACGGATCGTCCTCGGGTCAGCATAGGTCGGCAGGTATTCGGTTCCGTTGACGGTGAGGGAGAACGTCAGTGGCATTTACGTCGTCGCGAACAACATCTTGCGTTGTCCCCCGAGTGCATCGCGAATTGCCCGAGCCGCGTCCTGTCCACCCTGGTAGCTGTCCGCGTAGACGTTCATCGTCTGGATGACCAGACCGCCACCACCCTGATCGGGTCGCCGGATGGTTACCGTCTCGTTTGGTGACGCACGGAACTGCACGAGTTGGCTATCTGTTCCGCCGGACCCACCGACCCGGAAGGAACCACCCATTGCGAAGCCTCGTGCATCCAATTCGGCGTTGATTTGCGCATCAGTCTTGCCGGCATTATTTGTGCTGTTGCGTTCGGCAAAAAACGCTTGATTCCTTGTTTGTCCCCCGCCGCCACCACCACCACCGCCACCAGTCATACCGGAGAACGCACTGGATACCGCGTTCTTGGCGTCCGTGACAAACCCACTGAGGACTGACTTTGCGCTGTCCCAAGCACTCGTCAACCCATTCCTGATGGCATTGGAGATCACATCGGCACCGAAGAAATCCTGCAACTTCTTGGCAAAGTCCCCGGTGGACCATGAGCGGAAATACTCAATGATGGAATCGAGCGTGCTGGAAACGAGGCTCTTCGCCCCGTTCCACATCGCCTCGATGCCCTTGGTCATTGAGTCGGGCTTGGAGAATATTTCGAACAATGTTGATGCAAATCCGCCTGACCAAGATTGAAACCACACCGTGATGTCGGTTCCCCAACGTGTCAAAGTGTTTACAAAAGCATCCCAACCATCCGCTAGGCTACGTGTTAACCCAAGATAGAGTCCTTCGATGACATTCGTGCCGAGATCGGCAAAGACCTTTGATGGAGAACTGATGCCCAACAGATCCTTGATCCACTGGACAATTCCTGTCCAAGCATCAGAAAACCACTTCTTGATATCGGCCCAATAGATCACGAGGGCAGCAATGATTCCTCCGACGATTCCTCCGGCAAGTGCAATGAATGCAGTGGGTGCCAGCACAACCGCCGCGATGACTGCGCCAATCGCCGAGGCCAATAAAATGGAGAATCCACCGTCAGTCAACCATGACTTCACGGCCTTCCATGTCCCGGCGAAACCGGTCTTCATCTCATTCTCAAGCCAAGGGATGAATTTGCCAAGCTGCTTTGTTGCTGCATCAACGAGATCAACGCCAAATATCGCCGTTATTGCGGTCACCGCCGCAGCAATAACTAGCCCTGGCAAGCCAAGAAAACCCAAGACAATTGCCCCGGCAGCGAGTGCCAATCCGGCAACGAATAGTTGCTTCCAATCGATGCCTGTCGTGAAGATATTTTCAAATGCCTTGTACAGTCGATATCCAACGGCACCAATCGCGACAAGTACCGCAGCGCCAGTCAGCAACCCCATCGCCGTTCCGAATGCTGCTTCAAGAAATACAAACAAGTCGAATATCGCTACAGCAATTGCCGATCCGATTCTAGGTAGTAACGCGGCAAACGTCGCAATGACGTACGTCCATCCCTTGCCCAATGCCGCCACAATCATCGTCCATCCACCGAATGCCAATCCGAGCAATATGCCATCAAGAAGCGCAGTTCCTACTTTTGAGTAGTCCCCTTTCTTGAAAACATCCGACATTGCATCGATCAGCTCCTGACCCACCAATGCTGCGCCAATAGCTGCGCCAAATTGGCCTCGCTTCAAGAGCAACACGGCAGGAAGGAGGACGAGCAATATCTGCGCAAACGGTTCCCAATCTCCGGCGGCCAGCGAGGCTTGCCATGATGGATAACCAAACATGAAGAATGCCTGTGCAAGGCCGGTACCGATCAATGCGCCAACTGGGCCGTATTTCGCATTTGCGAGAAACGGCACGATGAGTTCGACCAGTCCTTGCGCAACCAGCGCCCAATCTCCCGTTTCAAAACCTTTTACTATGTCCGCAGCGCCAATCAGGCCGCCAAGGATGGTTGCCCAATTTACATTGGCCTTGAACAGCGCGAGCAAGATGGGTCCCAGTCCGGTGACATTCAATAGGAACCACGTTCTTATCGCCGTCATGACCGATTCATCACCGCTGAGAAAGTCCCACGCTTTTGACACTAATTCCTTGCCAGTCTTTCGCAATGCAGGAAGGGTCTCATCCTTGAACGTTGTCCAAGCTGTCAGAACAATTTGCTTGAGCAATTCAACGATCTTCGAGCCAATATCGCTGCTCTGAGACTTGATGGATGTCCACAACCCCTGCCAGTCAAGCGCCTTGATTTGTGTGGCAATTCTCCTGAAGGTATCCATGAGTGGCTTGAGGAACTGCATCGCCTGGGTCGCAGCGAATGCGATGCCACGAAGCGCAGCAGCGAAGAAGTACATCAACGGGGTCAGGATCTGGACGACCCGTATGAGGCCGATGAACCCGGCAACCCCGATGCCCTTGATGATGGGCGCAAGTGCCTCGGCAGCAGCTTGCAGGCTCTGGGTGAACCGCGCCCAGATCGCACTCTGCGTCAACGCCTTGGCATACAGCGCAGCACGCTGGAACGCCTGTGCCAGGAACTGAAGGAACGGATTGACCGTATCCCCAAGACCTGCGCCGATTGCGGCGGCGAAGTTCGTGATCGACTTGGTGATGTTCACCAAGAGGTTGGTCGAAAGGTTCGATGCTTCCTTGAGACTGCCGGCATAGTTCTTTGCCAATCCTCGCTGGAGGATCGGCATGTAGGCATCAACCGTGAGCTTCCCGGCTTCTGCCAGTTTCTGAAGCTCCGGGACGCTCTTGCCGGTCTCTTCCGCAAGGATCGACCACACCGATACGCCACGCTCGGCGATCTGGTTGATCTCCTCGGCGGTCAACTTGCCCTTGGCGATGATCTGGTACCACGCCGTCGCAATACCCGAGAACTTCTCGGCATTGCCAAGGGAGACATCCCCGAGCATCTGGAGGGTCGGTATCAGGTTGTTGAGGGGAACCTTCGCAGCCACGAGGTTCTGCGCAACCTGGAATACCGCCTCGTTGGAAAAACTTGTCGCATCAGCGAACCGCTTGACCGCAGAGGTAACCTGATCGACCTTGGCGGTGTCCTTGAGGAGGGCCGTCATGGAGACGCGGAATTGATCCTGCGCGCCGGCTGCCTGAATCATGGCGCTACCCATCGAGTAGACACCGTATGCCGCGGCCCCGAACATCGCAGCGGCTAGGCGGCCGGTGATCTGCGCCCCGGAGAGTGCAGCACCGAGACCCATCATCCCGGACCGGGCACCGGCAGCGCCGACCGTCATCCCGAGGATGTTGCGCGAAATGTCGTTGAAGACGGCAGCAGTGTTCCCACTGTCCGCCCGGATGCGAATCCGCAGGACCTCAGATGCCACTACTTCTTCGCCTTCCGCGCCTGCACTTCTTGTGCCTCAGCTTTCGCCTCGTTCCACAACCGGATACGTGCCCGCCAGTAGGGTGGCAGGTTTGTCACGTACTCAAGTGACCAGTGGAACTGCTCGGCTAGTGCAACGTCCTCCGTCCACCACGGCACATTGGACGACGTGCCGTGCGCCCACGCTATGAGGGCGTCGCTGTCCCTAAAGGGACCTGAAGGGCGTCCCTGATGACTTCCCCAAGCTTGCGGACGACAATCAAGGGGAGTTCGTTGATGTTCTCTAGATTTTCCTTAATCGACGGCACGGCGACCCCATCGACATCGGTGACATTCCACTCGTGGATCAGACTGGCAATCCAGCCAGCCATAACCTCGGGGTCATTCTCCGCGCCCTGGAGTTTGGCGAGATCCTTCTGTTTCAACCACATCGGGTTGGTGATCTCGATCCATTCCCCAGCAGCACCGAACTCATCGAGCGTCACCGTGATTGTCTTGCCGTATCGGTTTATCACAAACCCTCCTAGTAGGCGCTACTGCGACCGTTCACCAACGTGACCTTGCACGGGCCTCCATCGGTAGTATTGCGCACGCCACGGAATCCGAGGTTATTTCGGATTGCGTTCGCGCCCATGTCACGCGTCATGCTCTCACGCAGATAGCTTGTATCGGTTGACAGCACGGTGATCGAGTCGCCATCCGCGTTGGTGAACGCAATCTGGACAGATTCCCGCGTCGCTGCGAGGTACTTGGCAAGATTGTCCGTTCCGGCATCAAGGACGAGTGAACCGGTGTACCGGATCCGTCCAGTGTCCAGACGCGCCATATCCTGCGAGTTGTTTGCGTGTGGCGATGCTTCTTGGGACCGCTCCCACGTCAGTTCACCTGACACGAGCGATGCAGTGGCCGTACCGGCAACCGTGAATACCCCGCTCCAGCCAATGAATGGCTTCCCGGACGCATCAGCGATCGTCGTTGCCGTTACCGTGGTCGGAAGCTTGCCCATCATCTTCGCGTTGAACGTCAGCATTCCCTCGGCGCGTGCGAAGCGGATCCCGAAGGAAGAGACTTGGCATCCGGCAACCGTGCGCGCTTGTACAGGGTCATCGTTCTGGAAGGTGAACGAAGGCACCGAATTGGCAACCGCAATCACATGCGTGCCACCAGCAGCGGTAATGGTGGTACTGCTGACCGTCTGGCTTGCACTGACGGTATAGGTCCCAGTGCCACCCTGGCCGGAGATGTACGCCGTGATGGTCGTGCCGGCGGTGACAGTGGAGCCAGTCAGCACCTGTCCGGTACGAAGCACGCCCGATGTGACCGCAGTGACCGTCAGGGTCGTTGTCGCGATCGAACCGGTGACGACTGCCTGCGAAGCGGCTGCGGTATAGGTCGAGGACCCCATGATGCCGTAGAGAAAGTGCCCGACTTCGACCGGATAGGCGTTCGACTCGATCTCGACATTCGAACGACCCATGCCGGCGTAGGTGGCGTAATCCATCGATGCGTCGCCACGGGTGGCGTCGTCAATGATCTCGTCCAACTCGGGATCGGCGGTGAACGTAGTGAACGGCAGCATGACGGTCGGAGTGACCGCAGTGCCCCACGTCGTCTCTTTCGCGAATTTCGCCTTTACTGCATTAGACAGAGCCATTGTTCGGGTCCTCCACGATCACCGGGGGTTCGACGGGGTCTCCGTCTTCCTCGACATACAGTTGACCGGCGAGGTGGAGCGCATTCCGAACCTCGGCAGCATGATCATCGTCCACTTCAATGCCTCCGGTGTGACCAATCCAGGTCCGCGCACCAATCGACACTTGGACTGCTTCGTCCACAGTTTCAATCAAGATCATGTTGCCTCCATTATCCGCCAAAATTACCTGCAACGTCAATCAGACAACGTAGCGTAACCGTAGCACCCGGTATATCACCGCGGTCGCCATATTCTACCGGTTCCTGCTTGGCCCCATCGTATCGGCACACCAGACACGTTGAGATGCCAGATGCATCCTTGAGGGTCTGGTGTGCGTTAACCGCCTTGCGAACCCCATCGATCGCGTTCAGTACCTGAACCTGTGCGCGCACCGCATCCGGGGCGTCAGAGAAAATGCGGACCTCGAACGTCTCGTCGAGGTACTGCCTCGTGATTGGTACGTCACCCTGTCCATCGAACTCCGAGGCGGCCTCGCTATCCCAGAGGATCACGATTGCCGGCACGCGGGGGAGGTTATCGGGCGGCACGTCCCAAACGTCGCCGGCATACGTCGCCAGATCCGCTTCAAGGCGCAACCACCGCGCGAGTGCAGCCATCGAGGCGACAACCGGATGAGCCATGTCAGGCAGACCACGCAGACTGGATCTTGTGCGCCATCTGCATCACGTCGGTCCTCAATTGCTTGGCCGTCAGCTTGGATGTACCGTGAAACCAGTTGAACGTCTTCTGTCCCTTGAAACTCGTCGAACGGTACTTGTAGGGCGCATTCTTGTTCGTCACCCGGATCCGTTTGGTCTTGGTCAACTTGGTGCGCCGGACCCTTGCGAACTCACCCTTGCCAGACATTCCCTTCGGGGCGCGCCGGCGTGCAGCATCAAGCGCGAACGAGTAGCGGAACGTGCCGTCAGACTTCGCCAAGGATGGCTTCAGGATCACGTCTGCGAACTTCGGGGTGATTGCCTTGTCGGTGCTTTTCGTGATCTTGCCCTTCGCGTCACCGGTGAGACGCGGTGAACGCTTCTTTGCCAGGTTGAACGAATAATTCTGAAGCGAAAGCATGGTCTCCTTGGTCGGCACAACCCAGAACTTCTGGTTGTTCAGTTTCTCAATGATCTTGAGGTGCCCAAGAACGCTCACGCTGGTTTTGCTCAGACGCGACGCAGTTGCGCGCCCGAACCCTCGGGGTCCGGTCGCCCTCGCATTGATTGGCCGGCCGAGCGTGATTGCCGCCATCAGACGCCGTCGTATCGCAGACGCTTGAGGGGTGCGATCATTCCCCGCACGAAAGGATGCAACCCCGCAGCGGTCATCACCCGGGGTTCCGTCAGCACTTCCCCGACACCGACCGTCCCGTACGGGTTGGTGGTCTGCCGGTAGGCCAGTACCGCTTGGTGGGTCGCAGCTTCCCCGATGACCGGGTACGTATACGTCGATACGACCGCATCGACCGCATGAGATGCCCCGGTCGTGCCATTGCAAGCACGCGTCACTGTGACGTTCATGCCGGCGATCACGGTGATGAACATCTGCTCGGAGTCAATGAGAATCGTTTGCCCGACTTCAAGCAGGGTACTCGCATTGTGCAGCGCGATCGATGTCGCGCTGCTGTTGATTGACGTATGAACCGTGGTGGTCGCCGTCAACTGGTTGTAGTAGCCCCAAAGCCCCGTGATCTTAATGGGGTATTCCCCGGCAACCGGGAAGTAGTTGGTGTTGCGCAAGGGAAC